AGATATCCCAAAGGATTTAATACTACCAATAAAAGCAAGTTCGCAGCATGTAGCAAGTTTAAAACATTAGTTGAGACTGGCAAGATGACTATTAACAGTGGATTACTAGTCAGTGAACTAAAGACCTTTGTGGCTAACGGCTCTGGTTATGCCGCCAAACCCGGCGAGACTGATGACTTAATTATGGGCTCGTTATTGGCAGTACGCATGTTGCAATTATTGCAAAGTTATCATAGTGAGCTAGATACTCAGATGCGAGATTTTGCTGATACGATGATAGAGCCGTTGCCGTTTATATTGATGCGCTAAATATACTACCATGGCACAAGACATCAATATCAGCAAAGACCTTTATGACCTACTGGTCAGCAAAAACTTCGACCCCAACGTCAGTGACGAACAAGGACGAGAAACCACTCCTGATGAGGGGTCAGTATTCAAATTTGACTACATTGCCAGTTCTGGCAAGAACTACGGCACAGCAGTGATCTTGATTGGCGACGATCAAGACCTCATGCTGTTCTTTGGAGACAACCTGGGCAAAAGCATGGACGATCCCGAAGACAAAGACGAGTGGTTCCAGTTCTTGCAGCAAATGAGCAAGTTTTCTACACGTCATAACTTTCACACATTTACACCCAAAAATTTGAATGCCATCAAGCACACCATGGCAGGCATGGCTGCCATCAAAGAAGGTTTGTTTGAAGGCTATTACGGCACACGCCGAGTCAGCTACATGGGCGAACGCACACAGGCTCGTCTGGTGATCAATCACAATCGACTGCTGGGCGAAAACGACAAGCGTTATCGCTATGTGGAAAGTTTGTTTATTGAAACTGCTGATGGAGAGCGATATCGACTGCCATTTACCAAATTGGTTGGTGGTCGTGCCATGCTGGAACATGTGCGTCAAGGAGGCAAGCCTTACGACATACGTGCTACACACATTGCAGAAACCATACAAGAAATGAGTGTGTTGGCTCGCTTCAACCGCGCCAGCCACAACAAAATGTTTGAAGGTCAAACACAACAACTGGTCGAAGCTGCTCGTGAATACTATCACAACCTGCAGAATAACCTAAAGCACATATCCACTGCTCGCGGTTATCAGACTTATTTTGAATCTTGGACACCGGCTGATGTTGGCGCCCAAGAAGCTTTGGTTGAAGATCTCAAGACCATGTTCATTGAACAAACATTGGACACTAGAATCGAAGCAGCACTGCCTACCCTGGCAAAAATACAAGGAAACACCATGAAAGAAGCAGATCAATTTGAATCCTGGGCCAACAACTTGGTCGAAGGTACTTGGGCACTGCCCGAAACTCCCGAAGCCAAAGACACACTGTACAGTTTGTTGAATCAAGAACTACCTGTTGGTCCTGATGCCGCCAATGCAAAAGAGCAACTGTACGACATTCTGGGCGATGATCAACTGTTTGATCGACTGAGTGATCTGGCAGACCGCGATGCCAATGCTGATGCTCGTCCTGTGATCATTGCCAGAATGAAAGAAATGGGCATGGAAGTACCCGGTGTCAAGGCCGAGCCCGAAGTCAACGAAGCTGATAATTTGGCCACGTTCGAAGCTGGATGTGACATGGACGAAAGCATGGGCGGTACAGTGGCTGGTGCTGTTGCTCCAATGGAAGAAGGCGGTGAAAGAGACAAATACTACTATCAGCGCAACAACATCTGGAGAGTCATGGACGGTGACGAACTAGTACACGAATATACGCCTGACCGATATGAAGTTGTTGGCGCCAAAAAGCTATTGGCTCAATTTGACGACGAAGGCTACGATGTCACACACGTTATAAGCCCAATGGGAACTGTTACATATTTGTATGGCAAACCAGAAGATGACATGGACGAAGGCAAGAATGATGACCCCATGAACTACAATGCCGCAATTACCAGCAGCTACTACGAGAGCGACGAATTGGCAAGAATAAAATCACTGGCTTTGCTCAAATGATATAAATAACATTGACACAGCAGACAAAAGCGCATATACTACTACTGTGTTTGCGCTTTTTCTTTTGTGGCACAGGCAACACAAGATCTAAGCAATTAGATAGGCAACACACATAGGCAACTTTACAAGGAGAAATTACTATGGCATCATTAGCAGAAATCAGAGCACGACTACAGGCAGCAGAAAACAACAAAGGTGGGCAATCCACCGGGGGCGGAGACAAGTCAATCTACCCGCATTGGAACATGGAAGAAGGCCAAAGTGCCACACTGCGTTTTCTTCCCGACGGCAACAGCAAAAACACTTTCTTTTGGATTGAACGAGCAATGATTCGTTTGCCTTTCAACGGCGTCAAAGGAGAAATGGACTCAAAGCAAGTCATGGTTCAAGTGCCATGCGTGGAAATGTGGAACGAGGCCTGCCCAATCTTGGCAGAAGTTCGCACATGGTTCAAAGACAAGAGTCTCGAAGACATGGGTCGCAAGTACTGGAAAAAGCGTAGCTACATTTTCCAAGGTTTTGTGCGTGAAAACCCCATTGGCGATGACAAGACGCCAGACAATCCAATTCGCAAGTTCATCATTGGTCCACAATTGTTTGCCACTATCAAGTCGGCATTGATGGATCCTGAACTGGAAGAATTGCCAACTGACATGATGCGTGGCCTGGATTTCCGTATCAGCAAGACCTCCAAAGGCGGCTATGCAGACTATTCAACCAGCAAGTGGGCTCGCAAAGAGTCAGCCCTGACCGAAGCAGAACAATCTGCTGTGGACACACACGGCTTGTTTGATTTGAGCACATTCTTGCCCAAGAAGCCAACTGATGTTGAGCTCAGGGTAATGAAGGAAATGTTTGAAGCATCAGTTGACGGTCAGCCTTATGACACTGAGCGTTGGGGTCAGTACTTCCGCCCAGCCGGAGTTGGCGCGCCTCAAGGTGGCAGCACAGACGAAGCCGCAGCACCTGCACCTATGGCACGCTCAACAGCACCTGCGGTGGCAGCAGAAGATCCTCCTTTTGACATGGAAGACGCACCTGCAGCAGCAGCGCCTGTTGTAAAGCCCGCAGGCGGGAATCAAAAGGCCGAAGACATTTTGGCCATGATACGCAGCCGTCAGAAGTAATAATTATCATGGCTATCTTCTTGAACTACTATCCCTGTAGTTACGGAGATAGCCTGGTTGCAATGTTTCGTGGTCGTTTTGTTCAACGAAAAAATGACATCATTGAGATGTCAAAGTACGATTATTTTAAGTTCTTGGATTTTTATAATGCTAGCAATTTACAAAAAAAAGAATTGTTGTCAAATCTAAAACCAACAAAAATAGTATCGTGTCACAGACAATATCAATTTGATTTTGGCATAGAACACAAAGTAATCTCAGTAGTTCTAGATGATCTATCTTGGATTGGTAAACGAGTTTGCGATATTCATATAAGTAGACTCGGTAAACAATTAAGCAACAAAAAATTGTTGCAATTACAATCTAAAATATCCATTGACCAGATAGTAACATATGAATACCAAAATTGGGCAAAAAATAATATACTAGATGCAGATATCAAGTTGCCGTTCTCGATGTTGCAAGATGATCAATTTATGACAACTTTTTGTCAAGATCACAATCTAAAATACAATCGGACATGCATTGATGATATCCTAAACAACGTTAAAAAATACACATGAAACGATATCACGACTGGCACAAATTACAACAACAAAATCAAGGATGGAATTGCATTGAGCCAGACGAAATTGTGGCCAACCGATTAAAATCAACTAACTGGACTTTGGATTTATCGTATTGTCATCGAAGTTTAAAAGAAATGCTGATGCCTTGCACTACTGCACATCAATACTCTGATTTTTTTGTTTTGACCGACATTGAATTAGGAAAGCTACCATTAGAAACATTCTTCAAGCTAGTAAGAAAAAAATACAACGATAGTAAATTTGGTGGTTATATTGCAGTACTAAGTTACTATTTGAATACAAATGTTGTCAGACACGATTTACAAGGAAGTTACAGTGAAAATATTGCACAGGTCTTTTCTGAAAATCTGAGCTATGTGAATCGACTTGAAAATTTAAGTTCAGTGACTGACTTCCCGATCAACAAGACAAAAAACAATGTATTGATTGAAGGCTCAAATTTTATATTTGTGCATCCAAACATAAGGTATTTTTTATGGAAGTAGCCAAGGATTCTATAGACAGCGCCGGCAATCCAACGATAGTGGCAAAATACAAAATGTGGAAACAACCTCTATATAAGTGGGACGAATTTGTTGTAAATCGGCACAAAACAAAAAAATACATTGATCCGTGGTCAAAAAAAATTATAGAAGAAGCAGACGGCAATATTGTTGTCTATAATTCCGGAGGTATGTTTTTCAAAGACTTCAACCCAAACATAACAGTGATTGAACATCAGCCATGTCCTGTTAATGTGCCTGGTATGCAGTATTTTGATGATAGTGTAAACATAGAGAACTCGGTTGATAGTTTGATTATGATTAATCCAATTGCATTGAAATACCATCATAGCTTGTCAGATGCGTTGAGTACGCCTGGAATATCTAGGGCAGGATACAAACCGTCTTTGATAAACTGGCTCAAGCCGTCGGCTAAAATATTTTTGAGTTTCTCAGATTGGCATTTTTACTACGATAGACTCAAATTTACTGTAGATGATTTTTTAACCTTGCAATTATTAAACTTAGAAAATATTGGTATCTCGTGTGTCTATAAATCAGTAGAGAAGTCAACAGTTGATCCTATCAATGGAAATGTAAAATTAATATTGACATATCAGGTATAATTTTAATTTTTGGAAATATATTTTGTGCTATCTCTTGTGCCGGCATAAAAAATATCATATAATAGAAACTTCAAAGGAAAAACAACATGGGTAAACCATTCGACATTTCAAAATTCCGTAAGGAAATTACTAAAAGCATTGATGGCCTCAGTATTGGCTTCAATGATCCCACAGACTGGATCTCCACAGGCAACTATGCCTTGAACTACTTGATCTCAGGAGACTTCAATCGTGGCATTCCCTTGGGCAAGGTCACTGTGTTTGCTGGCGACTCGGGTGCAGGCAAAAGCTACATTTGTTCAGGCAACATTGTTAAACACGCACAAGAACAGGGTATCTTTGTGGTGCTGATTGATAGTGAAAACGCTCTTGACGAAGACTGGCTCAAAGCCCTGGGTGTAGACACATCAGAGAGCAAATTGCTCAAACTCAGCATGGCCATGATCGACGATGTGGCCAAGACTATTTCCACATTCATGAGCGACTACAAGGGCTTACCCGACGGCGAGCGTCCCAAGGTCTTGTTTGTGATTGATAGCTTGGGCATGTTGTTGACTCCCACAGATGTTAATCAGTTCGAAGCTGGTGAAATGAAAGGTGATCTGGGTCGCAAGCCCAAGGCACTGACTGCATTGGTTCGTAACTGTGTCAACATGTTTGGTAGCTACAATGTAGGCCTGGTATGTACCAACCACACATACGCAAGTCAAGACATGTTTGATCCCGATGACAAAATCTCTGGTGGTCAAGGTTTCATCTATGCGTCCAGTATTGTGGTTGCTATGAAAAAGATGAAACTCAAAGAGGACGAGGACGGCAACAAGGTATCAGAAGTCAACGGTATTCGTGCAGGCTGCAAAGTCATGAAAACACGCTATGCCAAACCGTTTGAAGGCGTGCAAGTCAAGATTCCTTACACAACAGGCATGAGTCCGTATTCAGGACTTACAGATTTGATTGAGAAAAAGAATCTACTGAAAAAAGAAGGCAACAGCCTGGTGTTTACCACAAGCCAGGGCGAGATCATCAAGAAGTTCCGCAAGGGCTGGGAACGCAACGATGACGGTTGCCTTGACACAGTGATGACCGACTTTGGCAATCAGAAAGAAGCATCCCCGGCAGTTGAGGACGATGTAGAATGAATCGATTGAGTCTTTTGTTTACGGCTACACAATGCAACGGGTGGCCTAAATTAAAATTCTCAATTGACGATGATTTACT